CATTAGTCGTATATCTTCCGTTTATCATACCACCCATGATCTTTCCTCATTTATATAATTAATTATTAAGCCGCAATTGAGTCTGCGGCAGTACATGCGTACGGAGCGTTATAACCAACCTTAACATCGATGTAATGTGAACGAAAGAAGTAGTCGGTCATGCTATCGTCGTGGTTGAAGAAGGCTTCGCCTTCCATAGCTTCTTTAAGTTCATAGAGGAAGGCTTTAGCTTCACCTTTCCAGCGACGGTCTATGTGATAAGTGTTTATAGTATGATCGTCGTGGTAATCTCTAGTGTCAGGCTCGCCAAAGATGTCCTCAGTGACTGTATTATCAGCATTGAAATCGACTGCACCAGATTTAAGTTTAACAACAAGAGTGCTGTGGTGCTGAACAGATATGGTACCTTTAACATCATATTTTTTCAGGACAGCTTTGATGCCTGGAGTAAGGTCTAATTTGTCTTGCTTGCTTACATATGCCATGTCAATATTCCCTGTGTTATCTCGTTAATGAAGTACTATTGTATCAGAGTCCATAAAGGTGTCAAGCTTTTTTCTCGCCTTTATGAAACGTCTTTTAAATATACATCAATCGTTTCAGCCTTTATACCCTTAGCTACTAGCGCAGCCTCGATTCGGTCTGGGTTAATATTCCATTCGATTATTCTCTTACCGAATTGGTCGTAATACTCCGCACACCATATTTCCATATTCATATTATTTCACACCTGTATTGTATAATGTCTGTATAATGTAAGCGGGTTTAGTTGGATCAAGAATCAGATCAGCATTAGTCACTTCATACTCTTTGGCGAAGCGCATCCATACTTGATCAGTGTTAGGTTCAGTTTGGTAAAGGAAAGAGAAGATGTTGTCAGTCTCTTGCGAGGTGTTAGTAGCATCAACGACGATCATATCAACGTCATCGTTGTCGTACCAATCTAACTTAGAAGTGAAGGCATCGGCTACACGGTTGAAGTAAAACACGTTGGTGTCTAGCGTCTCGGCGTAGTTAAAAATTCTGTCTTTCATAATCTTCTCGCTCTATCTCGTTAATGAAGTACTATTGTATCAGAGTCCATAAAGGTGTCAAGCCTTTTCTTCAGCGGGAGTGTAAACGTATGGCTTTTTATAAGTGCCAGCGTTAATTTCTAAGTAGTGACTACAGTGGTGATAATCAGCCTGAAAGTCGCTTTCATCGAACCACTCTGGTCCCTCCATCGCGGCTTTCAGTTCTACAAGGAAAGATGCGGCAACAGTCTCAAAGTTGTCTGCGATCCAATATGGATTGACTTGCATATGATCACGCTGATAGTCGCAATTCTTCATCATATCGATTTCACCAGACTTAATGGTGACAGAAAGAACCATATGATTTCGTATTTTCATAGTACCTTTCATGTTGTACTTGGCTAAGACCGCCTTAACACCTGGGGCGATTCTCTTCTTCATCTCTTGATCTATAAATGCCATGTCTATTTCTCAGTCTCGTTAATGAAGTACCATTGTATCAGGGTCCATAAAGGTGTCAAGCTTTTTTCATTTTTAAATTAGATATTTTATTTAAAAGACTGGCGATCTCACAGTCCGTTCTGTTTGGTAAAATGTCACCCGTGATACCAGTGTCGTATGTTACAGTCCATTCATCATTTTCGACGCTAGTACACTCAAGTACCGCTAATTCCCACATCATGTCATCATTGAATCGTATTATCGAAGCACCGAAACCATTTAAGAATCTAAATAATCTTCGCTCGACCGTTAGCTCTTCATCGCCATCGTACAGGCAGGTAGTAGTAGTTGTATATCGGTGACCGTTCATAATACCCATAAGATTTCTCGCTCTATGATTAATTTGTTAGACCACTATAACGAAAAAAGGTAAGAGTGTCAACCCTTACCTGTCTTTATTTCAAATTAATTTTAAACTGTTATCTCCCAATCAACTACTGTATCGATTCGAAATGATCTCCAAGCTTCTTTGTCAATACACCAAACAGCTATGTTATCACTTTCCTCATTGATTTCATACACTTCGGGCACTCTATCTCCGCTCAAAGCTCTGTTTAGAGTGCATAGCATAACACGTAACCCGCCATCATTAATCTTTTCGAAGCTTACTGTCACTTCACCCATTCTTGCCGCTTCTACAAACTTCTTTAAATCCATCTCATATTGCCCTTTATTTTCATTAATATTAAACCAAACTCTCGAACGTGATCTACTCAAACTTCTATTATTAGTCGTTCGTCTCACTGCATCTTCACCTGCGTTCTCTCGCATCTCTCGATCTTCTTATCATGCAAAAAAGCTCTAGCCAGCGTAACAAGCTCTTTCTGCTTCTTGTTGACGAGGTCCCATTCTTCGGGTGTCGGATCATTAATTGATCGATTATCAATAAGTTCCTGTGTCAGCTCTTTCTGATTCCTGTTGACGAGGTCCCATTCTTCGGGTGTCGGATCATTAATTGATCGACGAGTATCAATAGGTTGCGTTTTCTTCGACCGGACCGTCCGGAACTCGCTCGGAAGACTCTTCTTCACTCGCTCGTGTCTTCGATCATGCTCATATAATGATAGTATGCCATAGTGAACGATCTTCATTAAATCCTTTCTGTAATCACCTGGACTGTCACCTTTTGAACCATATCTACCATTATACTTGTCGATATTTCCTAGAAAAAAATCTAGACCTCTACCTCGATCTATTATCACCTCGCTGGACTGCAATCCGTTTGCACCGTAATGCGTGGCATATGTCGAATTAATGTAATCCATAACTTCTTCGACCAATAATTTTTCGTTGAACTTGTAATCTACTGCCATAATTAATTAACCTTTCTTTCATTGTCGTTTTCATCGGTGACGATAAGTTCGCCAGTTTCTTCATCTACTCTAATACTTTTTGCCTTATACAGTTCGCAGATCAACACCATGACACCCCGAACCCCACTCTTAAATCCAATCGTATGTCCTATATAATAAGAAAATATAATTAATGCGGACGATATAATCGCGTGAATATGTACTGGATGAATTTCCATTGTGTAAGCTCTCCTAGCTGATTTTTATATCTTTAAATTTATTAGTCTTCTGACCTTCAAACATACCCTGCTCCGGTTGAGCCGTCAATGTTTGTTGGGTCTCGTCAATGTCATACAGTCTCATTTTAGATCGGTCGACTCCTATAACAAATCTTTCGTTCGCACCTGTGGCATCATTATACCTATTCTTCAATTGCTTGACCATGATCTGCCCTAATCCCGCTAATTCTTCGTTGCTGATTAAAGCAAACATAAGGTCAGCAGTAGCAGGCAAGCCAAATGACTCTGAAGTGTCTTCCAGACCCGGATCAGAATTACCGAATCCAGATCGTGTCGTTTGAGTTGCAGACATAATAGGAACATTAAACTCTACAGCAAGACCTCGTAACTCTTCGGCAATTGCTTTAATATAAGTATATGAGTTAATCGCACCACCCATAGACTTCATTCTAGCACTAGAACATATATTCAAGTAATCAATAAAAACAACATCAGGTGTAAACTTTTTCTTCAGCTTCAGTTCATTCAAGAGGGCTCTAAAGTGACCGCTATGAGCCGCACCAGTAGGATACTCCTTGATGATCATCTTGCCTGTAGTGCCCGATGCTACCTTCCGAACTCTATCGGTAAACATTTTTTGAGATAGATTCTCTAACTGATCAATAGGTACATTAAGTAAGTTAGCATCTATCCGTTCTGCGATTCGCTCTTCAGCCATTTCCATTGTAATATAAAGAATGTTTCTTCCCTGCGCTAATGCGGCGGCTGCCATATGACACATAAATAGCGACTTACCGACTCCAGTACCTGCAAGACATATATTCAAAGTTTTGTTAGGTAATCCACCCTTCGTGATCTTATTGAACAGATCAAGATCAAACGGAATGCGCTCTTCTTGCTCATGATAAAATCTGTATCGTTCATCAATATCTTCTAGATAATCATGACCTACATTGTTATCAAAACATACTGCAAGCGCATTCTGTAGAATCTCAGGTAACGCATCTTTTGTATACAGATCGTGCTTACCGTCGATCACTTGAATCGATTCCATGATAGCAAGATATACTGCTCGATCTTGGCACCACTTCTCAGTTTTATCTAACAACCACTCTTCGTTCTCCTCAGAATACTGAAAGATAGTGGGCATAATATCAATTGCATGTAGATAATTCTGTTCGTTGAACTTCTCGGAGTCGTCTATCTCTATCTTGAACGATTCAAACGTAGGAAGCTTATTATACTTGGCTACAAATTGGGTAACTTCAGAGAACAATAGAGCGTACACACCTTCGAAGTATTCTCTTTTCAGATGAGGAATGACCTTACGTAAATAAGGTTCATTCGTCAACAAGTTTCTTAATATAGTTTGTTCTAAATCTATTTTCATGTATTACCTAGGTTATCATTAAATTGTCGTGTTGCTCTTCCGAGATTTCTTTCCAACCATCTTTCGCAGAGGTAGCTTGTAATGATCCATCTTCTGCGGCAGATTCTAGCAAACTTTCAAGAACCAAACCTGCGTACTCTTGCATCTCTGGATCTTCAGTAGTAACTTCGCTAGGACTAGATTGTATCATAAAACTGAAGTTAAGGCAATCATTATTTTCGTCGGCTTTTATATTACCATACCTCAATACAGTCTCAGTGTAAGGTCCTCTTTCGATTCTGACATCCCACGCTTGATCGTTGCCGTGTGAACCATCAGCGGGGACTAACACGTAGTCAGTCCCCTCAACTAATCCAGCCATTAGTATGCTTCCTCAATTTCTAGTGTGACATCAGCTTTTTTACCAATCTGATATTGCTTTTCCATAAAGTCTTGAAACTCAGAATTAGCAAGAATATCATTCCAGAACTCTTTGGTAAGTGTATCTTTCATACGAACTTTATTTTCAGCACCAGCTTTCTGATACCAACCGTTCGATGGTTTAGTCACAAAGCCACCAAGAAGTGCTACGTCAAGTAGACCAGAATAAGTCTCAATACCACCTTCCCAAGTTACTGTGATCGGTATCTTTGACTGCTCTTTGACAAATCTAGACTTCTCCACTTTAATGATAAAGTCATAGCCCTCAATCTCTGTGCCAGTCTTGTTCTGGCGACGACCAATAATCCAGATAGTATCAGCACTATAATAAATGCCTGTACCGCCACCAACAATATCTTTAGGATATAGACCAATCTCTTTGTACGTATGATTGATAGCTAAAAGTGGAATCTCTCGCATCTTCAAGTAAGGCGTGATCATACGGAACAAACCTTTCAAAGCTTTTGCTCGGGACATATCCGCAACACTTTTTTCACTCAGCGCATCTTCCATTTCTTTCTTAGAGGCTAGGTTACCAATAGAATCGATAACAATAATAACCTTATCTTTCTTTTCGATCTGCTCAAGTTGGCTCATAATATCGAACTTTAGCTTTTCGACATTAATGATGGGTGTGTGTAGAACACGACTCACATCAATACCAAAATTCTCGAAGTAGCCTTGAGGAGAACCAAACTCAGAATCATAAAATAACATGATAGCTTCAGGGTCAGCCTTTAGATATGCACTAGCGATCTTTAATGCAAACGAAGTTTTAAAGTGCTTACTGGGTCCAGCTAAAACTGTCATACCAGGAATAAGACCGCCCCGCAATTCACCTGATAGTGCCACATTCAACATGGGCACATCAGTTACAGTAGATTGTTTAGCTTGAAAATACTGTGATTTTGACATCATAGCAGTTTCTTTAATCTTGGAATTACTCTTCAATTTATCCATTATACTCATGTATTAATCCTTATCAACAATATTTTTATAGTTAATGCACTCGTCAAGCAGAGGTATTTTATCAGTCATGCTCGAAAGTACTCGAACATCATTTTCAAATTCACCACTAAATGAGCGAGCCCGTTTGTGAGTCATGCCACTATCAGCCTTCGCACGAACGAATGTTGGAACCATCGCGCTTCGATCTGTGAGTGCTTCACTCGTTTCAATTAATCTTCGAACATTGGACGGGCTTGCTCCACCACAATCCATAATAGTATCATGCAACTGATTAAAGAAAGTTTGTTTAACAGCTTTAAAACCGTTAATGGCTAACTTTGCATATACGACTTCAAAGATACTACCCGATCGGATCTGCGACACCGACATAATAGAAGTGCCTCTCATAATATCCATATGCTTTGATAACACATCGTCGCTTGCACCGAAATACTCGATTGAAGGAGTCAGAATAGCTCCTACATCAGTGCTATCAGACATGACAGGATTATAAACAACTTTATTCAATACAACTTCGTAACTCAAAGCTTTAATCAATCGCTCGACAGTTTCAATAGCCAAAGTACTTCTAATACAAATACCGCTACCACAACTTTTGATAAGCTTGGCTATCATATTGATAAGATCAGCATCGTCGACCGAATCATTCTCAAGAACTTTAAGTGGACTGCATAAGAACGTAACACCTGGATGCCAATCGATCAAGTCATCAATCTGCTCTAAACCATCGACGCGCATAACCTCGACGATATTAGGATCAAAGGCTATACCCATAGCATTAGCTACTAGATCATTACCCACAACACCAATCCTTAGTTTTTGTGATCTTTTATCTTCGCCCGGTTGCTCACCAGGCTCTTTAATTGCCATGTCCTCACGCATAGGCACTACCACACCATCTTCTACTTCATCACTCATTTACATCTACCTTCTAGTTAAGTTTAATTATTTCGATACGCATATTCTACTGCTCTATCAGCTTCTACTTCTAACGGTCTAGTCTCATACCAATTACCTGTGTCATTATCTAGCTGTCTACACATATCAGCTACTTGCTTTGCGGTAATTGGATAACCGCGTTTAATCGCAGAACCTGCAACTGCAATCATTATCTGATACATTTTTCTATACCAACCAGTTTCTGTCATTGTTTGGTATTCTACACCCAAACGCCTAGGAAAGAAAGGGCAATCTTTGTAGTTTGTCCAATAGATATCGGTGGTAGTCATAGAAGTTTTTCGATGTTCGACCACAGCTTTCTGCATTTCTGGAGGTAGTCGATCTAAGAATGAATTGCCAGTCTTCTGTACATAAGGGTGCTTTATTATTAAAGCGAATGAATCAATTGGAGAGCCGCCGTCGTGACTAAAACAGAAGTTAGAAGCTCCAGTATAATTGGCAGGTACGTAATACATGCGTGAGAGATCCTTTGTTTGCGCGTCTCCGATCTCACCAACTTCAGCGTTGAGAGCGAACCAAAACTTAGGAATCTGTTCCCTTTCGATATGAGAGTCAATTCGAAAGACAAGGCGAAACTTAAGGCAATCAGGATTACTACTAGCAGTACTGTAGCACACAAAATCATAAGGAGCAAACAATCGTGTAAGCTCAGACTCAAGAACGTGAATGTCATTGCCGAAGCTATGATCATCCACATCAAGTGCGCACCACCCCGCCCAGACTTCGACATTCTTGTTACTCCTTGTAGTTTCTTCTGTGTATATTGCAGGGCTAATTAGTGGTGCTGTAGCCTTAGTGTTATTCACTTTCGCAAGTTTATTTAGCAGAGAAACGAACTCGTGCCACGTATTAAAGCACATAGTTTTTGAAGTTACGTTGTCGTATCTGTTTTTAAATATAGTCAGTTTATAATTCATAATGTATTATAGCAGGTTCTGCAATCAATGTCAATAGTTTTTTATCTCTTCATCCGTAGGACTGCCATCTGATTCGTCACGGTCTTACCTTTGAATGTCTGGCGATAGTCGAATTCTTTTACTAGCTCATACATACCATGCTTGTCGACAGCCTCTTTGACAGGTCGTTGGTCCCAGTTATCGATCAATAGATTTGGTATGTTCAAGTCGTACATCATTATCATATCTACAGTAGCCGCATCCTCTGAATGATTGCCGTCAACTAGCGCAAAGTCGAAATGGTATTGATCAAGTGCCTCTGCTACATGACTTTCTTTTGTCTTACCTTTGATCCACGTGAATCGATTGATATACTTTTCATTGAGAATCCCGACCATATCTCGTCTAACTTGAGGATCAATGCTATCACCCGGTCGACCTATAACTTCATTATCAGGAGACACTCCCACTATTTTCGCGTCTTTGTATATCTCTAGTTGATATGTGGTAGAATGCCCTATATGAAATCCGATCTCTAACACTGACTTTGGTGCATAGACACTTTGAACAAACTCGAACGCGTCGAACACTTGTTGAGTTGGTGGCATGTAACCCCAACCAAAGTCGGGGAATGATAAATGATTTAAGTTCATTCTAAAAGAAATCCTCTAATGACGATCTGGGTTCAGAACTCCATCCAACTGCACTCAGAATGGGCTCAAGCGGGTCAAGAAAAGCTTTTTTGTATTGAGTATCAAAATCAATCTGTGGATGAACACCTATCTCTTTTGGTAATCGAACAGGAAACGCAACAACATTCTCCTTAATTCGATTCGGAAGCTTTAGATAAAGAAACTTGACTTTCTCACCATCTTTGACTAGCTCATACTTGTCTTGTAATCCAGCTTTCTCGATATAATGATTATATAGAAGCGCGCCTCGAACATGAATCGGACACTTCTTACCGTATATACTCACACGATCTTTATACTTAGTCAAGTCAGAAATGCCTCTAGGAAACGCTACATCTTCTGGATTAAGCGAACTGAATTCACGCTTGAACTTACGAATAAACGCCTGTGCATCATCTTCACTACCTTCAATGATAACCTTGAAGACTTCTTTAAACTTTTGACGAACTATCTGAGGTGTCGATGATTTAATAGCTTCGATGCCCATCATCTTTAATTTAGGTTCTGCGTACTGTACACCTTCGTTATTATGCACATTTAAAATATACCGCTTCTTTGCTAACCATATTCCACGATCCGCAATGACCTCTCGACCCATTTCCATACGATTCAGGTATGCGCCTGTATCTTCTGCTAATGTTGCATACGAAGACTTCAACACTTTCTCAAAATGTTCGGAACATATCTTATCAAGAAACTTAACTGGATTGTCAGGCTTGAACTTATCGACAAGAGCTTCCATATTAATGTAGAGGGAATCTGTATCCATTGCGATGACATAATCTTCATCAGACTTGAGAAGCCTATTCATCTCGTCATTAACAGCGACTTCGGCATGTTTGATTGCGCGTTGCCCTGACATAGTGACACCCTCGGCAATTCGCTGATCAAAGTATCTGAAGTACTTGTTAGCCAGTGCGCCATACAAACTGTTCATAAGAATCTTAATAGCCATCTGCTGATTATTCATGGTAGCAATTTGATTCTCTAATACCTTAGTCGGTGCAGTCTCGTATTCTTGTTGCGCTTTAATCATATTAATTTTGATTTCAGAACGATTCGAATAGTACTTGCGAATAACAGTAGGAATAACACCCTCTTTATCTTTTCTAAATGAAGCACCGTTAGCCGCTCGGGCTGTAGGAATATCTTCATCGTAGCACATAGTCTCGGGTGACATATTGTATTGGACAAGAATGTTAGGATACAGAGAGTTTAAATCAAAGGACGTTACCCAATTGTGCGATCCGACTTGTGGATCTTTAACATAACCACCTACAATCTTATCGACATCATGATCTAAGGGTGGTCTAGGAGGTATGATAACATTCTTTCGTATCAACTCATTATAGATGATCGAATCCCATATAGAAGTTGTACCGAAAGTATCAGTATAATTAACTTTTGCTTGATATGCCATAGTCAATGCTAGTGCAATAAGAGCCGTCTTCTCTTCGAACCTCATGATCAAGTCTACATCTCTAATATTATAGTCGATGTACGTTTGGTGATCATTCGCATATAACTCCGACAAATTATCTTCTTCAAACGCTAACTTGTCTACACCAAGAATAGTCTGGGCTACATGACCGAGTCTATAAGATTCTTGCTCACCGTATATCTGCTTACCGAACTTTTTGAATAGGTCAAGATAATCAAGATGGGAAACACCTTCGATATCATATGTCTGCTCTGTACTATATGCAGTACGGACTTCTCGTTCACGCACCAAGCCCCATGGTGATAATGCTTTGATAGCATCAGAGTTTATGATCTTGACAATGCGGTTGACTAGATAAGGAATATCAAACATCTTAGAATTCCATCCGGTAATAACATCAGGGCAATTAGCACTCCACCAGTCTAAGTAGGCACGAAGCAAAGCCTTCTCGTCTTGCATTAGAAAGTATTCGATAGGATGATTATCAGGATTCATAGAAGGGTCGTATGGCTTTAGACCCCATACAATAAATGAGCCTTGCTTGCTACTCTTACAGCAAATAGCCGTGACAGGAGCTTCTGCATCACGCGGCTTAGGGAATCCGTTTGTGGATAGAACTTCGATATCAAAGTAACAGATATTGATATCCTCGAGATTCCATTCTAGGTCTTCTTGCTTAAACGTCTTACTGATAAACTGCGTAACGAAATTAGTCTGCCCGTGAACATCAAAGTTTTTGACGCCTTCGTATTGCTTTGAGAAATCAGATGCTTCTTTCATATCATCAAATTCCATAGGCTCAACTGGAATATCATATAGGGTCTTGAATTCACCTGTAGCTTTAGTCGAAGTGACAAATAATGTGGGTTGATAAGGTATGCGGTGCTGTATTTGTGTGCCATTGTCATAACCGCGATAAAGAAGTTTGTTACCATATCGGGTCACGTTAGTATAAAATTTCATAGTTTCTCCATAGTGTGTAGCGCATTATACTAGGTTTTGTGCTATTTGTCAAGTGTTACGAAATGAAAGTTTGGATGTGTCGTTTCGTTATAGAACCTATCTTTACCTTGAAATCTAGTTCTATCTGTAACTGTGCAACCCAAGCTCGCATCTATCAGTTGAGTGACCGGACTAGGTAAAATAACTTCGGGTCTATTATGCGCGTTCGAAACATTAGTTGAAACACCTGTCAAATTCTCCATACCGTTCTTGGGCCAGTAAACATTACGTATGCGATTGTCTACATTCGCGCTGTGTTTGTCGGTGATAGTATGAAGAACAGACATTGGTCCTCTGCAATTATGACTGTCATCATGTTCAATGTAGGAACAGAACAGGGAGGCGACGATTGGAGCCACCGTATAGCACTCCAGAGCGATACCTATGTTACATGTTGGCATTTCTCTGTATTTTAACATAATACGCTCGAACAAGTCAACATGTTCCGGATAAAGATATGCATCATGCTCCATAATCCATAGCCGCTCACCGTTAGCGATTCTTTGCATCAATCTGTAGGTGGAATGTATATGTGCTTGCTCTTGGGGAGATCGATCTTTATGTTTTGATAACGTGATCGAATCTAAAAGTGTACCAGGAGTGATACACTGTATGACGTTAATATTGAAATAATGCGAAACTGGTGCGAATGACTTTATGGACAATTCATTATATTTAACTGCAAGAGGATTATTAAAATCAACTCCCATATATGCTTCAATCATCAATCACTCACTTATAGAATTTGGGTGGGGCTTGTTTTAACAGTAGACCCCATGAAACTGTTTATACACTTCTTATAATGTGCTTGCTGATATCGCTAACCAGACAGTAAACGCGGGTATCATTAACGTGAGCGTTGTCTGTGCAGTTGTGATAATCTCTGGGCGTGATACTCGTCGTGTCGCTCTGAGTAAAATTGCCATAACTTTTGAGGTTCCTTATTAGTTAAGATTAAATTTAGTCGTGACGATTTAAAGCCGCCCGACATGTAGTTCCCTCGAAAGGGAAGCAGTCACCGTGGTGCTGTTCGTTTTGTTACTTTTTAGACTGGTCTTACTTTTGATCTGCCTCGTTATTTATAACAGTTTTATGTGAATTTTGCAAATAAAACTTATATAATTTAACTAAATACGCAAATCTTTTGGGATGATGTTCAGGCTCTGGAAGAGTACCGAATAACTCTTCCATCGCACTGATATGCTCTTCTACTTTCATTTATTACCTATATTATATTTGGGGCATAACTCCCATTGTTCTTTCTCTTTATGAGATATAATCTTGATCGTTCTAAGAGATGCTTGGTCAGCCACCATCTTTGTATCAACAATCTTAACTAAACCCCAATCGGATAATAGTTGTGTAATGCTATTTCTACGTTGCAAGTCGCCATCTTCGAGATTAGACTTTTTGCCGTCTAATAAGAACAACTCTTTGAAATGCACAATGAAATATCTGCCTTGCTTATGAAGTATATGACAAGACTGGAACAACTTCTGTTCCTTACGGGAAGCCACTCCCATTCGTGTTAATGTCTCTCTCACTTTCAGAAAGTCATCTGGCTCCTTGAGAATAACTTCTAACATATCGGACGAAGTCCATAATCTAATTCCTTCCACCTTTACTGATCCTTTTTTTGATTTCAATTATTTGATCATCAGTTAGGAGTCGCAAGGCGGAATTCGCTTTAGCACTACTATATCCATAATACTCTTTCACTGCGTCAATGTCATTAGAAATAGTCGGCTTTGCCCATTTAGAGAATCGCTTCCTTCTTCTGACTATATTTAGCAAAAAATGAAATTGTAGTTTTTTATCTAATTGGTGGTGCATGTTCATCGCATTCGCCATAGCAACCGTATCAGCGAAGTAAGATAGTGATTTATTCACCACATAAGGAGCATAACCC